CCTCGTCGGTGACCTCCAGACACCCCCACCACCAGTTCATCGTGTAGTCGGTCCAGCCGATGCCGGTCTTCTTGCCCATATCGCTTAAAACTCCCCGTTGTTCTTGCCGAGCGCGCGCCGCACCGCCGGCGAGGGCGAGCGTGCGAGCTCTTCGTGCACGATCCGGCGCGCCTCCGCGAGCAGTTGCTCGGCGTAGTTGACGTCCATGCCGTCGTCCTCGCGCTCGAGCGTGATCTCGGCGCTTTCGGTGCCGTAGTGGTCGTCGCTGACCGCCTTGCGAAACGTGGCCCGCACCACGGGCCGGCGAACCTCATCGCTCATGCACGCCTCCGATCTCGCGCGGACAGTCGTCCTGGTTGGACGGCGGCGTCCAGCGCTGGTCGTAGCGCTGGCCCGTGAAGCGCGCGCCGTGCCTCGGCTCAGCGCCTTCATCCCGCTCCAGGTGCTGGTCCAGGTCGCACCAGCAGCAGTAGCGCGTGCCCGAACGCTCGTCGGCGTGCATGCAGTGGTGCGGCATCAATCAGTCCGGCCGCCACTCCCACAAGCCGAGCGCCCCGCGCGCGGGCAGCGGCTCGTCGAGCTCTTCGACGTCGTCCAGATACCAGAGCCAGCGGCCCCAGCTGAAGTCGCCGAACGCGAACTCCAGCGAATTCTGCGCCGGTCGCTGCGCACCTTCGCCCACCTTCTGGCAGTCCACCAGCCGGCCGATCGCCAGCACCGCGCCCAGCGGCAGATCGCGCGCCGACAGGATGTCGCGGGTGCGAAGCGTCTTGTTGAACGGCTCGAAGAAGCACTGCATCTCGTCCTCGAACGACATGCGCTTGGCGGCGTGGATCGCGATCGGGCCGCGGTAGCGCGTACCCCACGAGCGGGTCTCGATGCGCTTGGCGCCGATGGCCACCAACGACGCCCATGGCTGGGTCAGCGTGAGCGCCGGAATGGACGCCGAGAGCGCGGAGTTGGCCGCCCCGCGCTCTCGCTCCGGCACGTCGTCAAAGAGCTTCTGCTGCACCGGGGAATTCTAGCACGTTGGAATGGTTAGAGCGTATGTTGCGGTACTCGTCGACCGCCTCGGTCAGCCACCCGGCGGCGGTGTGCCAATCACTGTCCTCGCGCTGCCAGGCGTCCACCAGCTGCTCGGCGCACTCGGCTATCTCGAGCAGCGCCGCGAAGTGCTTGCCGGTCATCACGGACGGTTGGCCATGCGCCTGGTCCGCGCTTCGCGCTCGCGGCCTTGCTCGAGGAGTTTTTCAGGGCTGACTGCCCGCCGCGCCGCGGCCAGCGCCGCCTCGCGCGCCGCGAAGCACGGGTAGGGCAAACGGCACAGCCGGCAGCGCGATTGGTGCAGCGGCCCGTGGAGCGCCTCGAGATCCAGGCCGTGGCTCAGCTGGTCGGTCACGGCTCCACCAGCGTGTTGCCCATGCCCTGCAGCCGCAGCCACAGCTCGAGACGGTTCTCGGCGACCTGCATCACCTCGCGCTCCTTGCGTACGCCGTCGAAGACCAGCACGCTGCCGCCGCTGGCCTCGTGCTTCTGGATGAAGCGCACCTGATCGGTGTTCACCAGCAGTTCCTGGCGCAGCCCGTCCGGGTCCTGGGGGATGGCCGTCACCTGGATGAAGTGGCTCACCTGCGCGAGCGCTCCGCCTGTCCAGCCGCGAGCGGCGCGTGCCCGTTGCGCCAGTGCGCTCGCTCGGCCTCCCGCCAGCGGGCCAGCCGATCGCGCTCGTCACACTCGCGCTGGTAGCGCATCCAGCGGGTGAACGCCAGCGTGATGAGCGTTGTCATGCCGAGCCAGATGCCACCTCCGATCAATGCGATGCGCACCACATCCTGACTCGGCATCGGTTCAGAACCCTCCCTTCAGCGCAAGCCGAGCGCCCGCGAACAGGCCGGCCAGGGCTGGAACCCCCGTGCCGCCCTGAGCCGCTCGGCGACCGCGATCTGCTCCGCACGCGACGCACGGTTGGGCATGCCCGCCCCGCCGTACGCGCGCCACGTTTGCAGATCGAACTGCAGGCCGCCAAAAAATCCGTTGCCCGTCGAGATCGACCAGTTGCCCTGGCTCTCGCAGCGGGCCAGCGTGTCCCACACGCTGAACGCGGGCGCCGCGCGGGGTGGTGAGCCCGGCGCGGCTCCGCCTGAGACCGCGGCCGCAGAGGGTGATGCGGGCACGATCAATTGCCATGTCTGCCAGCCGTCGGTGAACGCCGGCAGCTTGCCCTCGGTGTACGCCGCCAGCCCGGTGCTGGTCAGCTGGATCGCATCGGCGCCGCCGTCCGGCGGTGGATGCTCGAGCTCGATCGGCTCGCCCATCAGGTCGCCGAGCTGATCTTTCAGGGCCGCGAAGCCGAGCACGAAGTGCGGCTCCACTGGTACGGCGGAGGGTGCGGACCGCTCGTCCGCAACGGTGTCTGGTTCGGGTCGGGCCCACGCCACAGACGGCGCGAGCTGGATCAAACACACACTGAGCGAAGCTGCAGCGCATGCGAGGTTGGCCAATCGCACGATGCAGAAGTCCTCTTGTTGGGTTGGAGTCGGCTCGGCTCCTTTCAATCCGAACCGCTAGGGGTGCCACCCCTTGTAACCAACCCGCGCTGCCTAAACCAACCCGCATGACCGGCACCGTCATGCTCATGAGAAGATCGCCGCGTTCGCGAGCGGCAGGATCGCCAGCGCCAGCCCGTGCCGATCCTCGGGGTTCTTCAGCGGCCAGGCGGCGATAAACCCCTCGAGCGCCGAGAGTTGGTCGCGGTCGCCGCGGTCGCCCATCGCCCACCACGCCAGGAAGGCGTCGAAGCAGCGCTGGCCTTCGTCGCGTAGCTGCTGGTCGTTCATGACAGCTGGCTCACCACGACCCACGCGACGATCACCAGCATGGCCGCCAGCCCCCACGCGATCGGCACCAGCAGACCGCGCTCGCGCCGTCGCAGCGGGATCGCCTGCGGCTTGCGACGTCGCCGACGGCGCCGCGGAAACGACGAATCCCAGTACACCGCCGAGCCTGCCATCAGCTACTCCCTTCCCCACGCCGCGGGCGCAGCCGCTCGAGCCGCCACTCCTGGAACAGCTCGAGCAGGAACTCTGCGTCGCCTGGCTTTCTGAAATGCGGCGACTCGTGCAGCCAGTCGAGCAGCCACTTGTCGAATTCGGCCGCGCGGCTGGCGCGCAGCAGCTCGATCGCCAGTCGCTCCGCGGCTCTCGCATCGAGCACCAGCTCGCCGACGGACGGCCATGCAATCTGCACCAGCGCCTGATCGCCGTCCGTGCGCGTGGTGACCTCGATAACGGCCGGGCGTTCGAGCATGACCGGCTCGCTCATCGCGTCGTCTCTCCGCCCGCGAGCTCCCGCTCCAGGTTGATCAGATCGACCCCGAAGCTGCCGTGGTGGGCCTGGTCGTCTTCCTCGTGCAGCACCCAGCACAGCACGCCGGCCGCCTCCATCATCAGCGCCTCGCTCTCCATGCCCAGCCGCACTGGCGTCTGGTGCAGGAGCACGCGGATGAGCGTGTCGTGGGCGTGCTGGATGCTGGCCGTACCGCGCACGTCATGGCTCCCGCAGCATCGGCAGCCCGGTGAAATTCAGCCCGATCGCGTCCTCGCCCATGCGCGACGGCAGCCGTGGGTGCCCGAATTTCTCGGCCAGCTCGTTCAGGCTGTGATTGCTGGTGACGATCGTCCTGAGCCTGGCGCCGTGGCGGTGGTTGAGCAGTTGCCACAGCGTTTCGGTCGGCCAGTCGACGTCCTCATTGCGCTTGTGGCGCTCGGCACCGAGGTCGTCGACCAGGAGCACCTCGACGCCTTGCAGCGCGTTCCAGCGCGCGCGCAGCCCGTCGTCGCTCTCGGCGAACGCCTCGCGGCTGCTGAAGCTGTCGCGCAGCTTCCCGAGCATGTCGATCACGTCCACGTACAGCACGCTCAGACCCATCTCCAGCGCCTGCTTCGTCACCGCCACGCCGACGCCGGTCTTGCCGGTACCGACGGGCCCGCGCATGAAGAGCATCCACTTCCCGCTGGCCAGCCACTGCCGCGCGGGCTCGACCACCGACGCGTGGGCCGTCGACTCGGCGAGCAGCGTCTCGAACGTCCACGCCTTGAAGCGCTCGGGCATCGAGCCGAACAGCCGCTCGGCATTGCGCTGCAACTGCTGCCGTCGCTGCTCGGCCAGCATCCGCTCCCTGGCCGCCTGCTGCTCCTGCGCCTCGGGGCAGGTGCACCAGATCGACCACGTCGGCACTGCCACGACCTCGTCGCCCTCGAACATGCGCAGCCAGCGCTTCTGCATGCCGCCCAGCCCGTAGCAGAAACACCTCTCCGGGCGGCCGCGCATCAGCCGCTCGCGCAGTTCGGCCGCGGCGAGCAGGCGCTCCAGTCGGGTGATGTCGCCGGACGCGGCCCGGCGATCGGCATCGGTGGCCTCGCGCGAGCGCTGGATCTGGCGGTGGTACTCGAGTTGCGCCCCGTACGCGCCAGCCGGCAGCAGCGGCACCTCCAGCAGGTTGCGCTCGATCTCCTCGGGATCGGCCGGGTCAGGCGGCTGCACGTTGTGCAAGCGGAGCACCCGTCCGAGCGCGTTACTCAGGGGCTCCGGCTCGGCCATGTCAGGCGCTCCGTCCTACGCGAATCTCGGCTCGCTCGAACGCGTCGAACTGAGCCATCTCCTGCGCGGAAATCACTCTGCCGTTGCGGGCCACCCTGGCCACCTCGTCTGGCAAGCCGCTCTCCTTGGCGCGGTCGAAGTCGCGCGACAGCCACTCGTTCAGCGCCCGGTCCGACAATGGCTGGCGTTTACGCCCGTTGGCGTCCTGTTGCTCGGGCCACGCCATGGCCCGCGTCCATGACGTGTAGAACGCCTGCTCAGCGCCGACCTTCTCGTACTCGGTCTTCCAGAAGCGCTTGGCGCGGGCCAGCTCGTCGCCAGTGGCCGGGTACTCCTTGCGCCGCACCTGTTCGTCCAGGGGTTGCAGCTTGACGATGACCCCGGGCACGTCGGCATCGTCAGCCGGGAAAGGGCCGAGATCAGCGTCCTCGGCGTCTACCCCGGGCAGGGGCTCGTCTTTGGCGGACGCCAGGAAGTCGTCATCCTCGACTTCAAAGTCCGGCGTCTCCTCGCGTGCGCGCGTGCGCGCGTGCGCTTGAGTGAGCCCGGGTATCTCTTCTTCAGTTCTTACGTTCTCTACGTTCTTAACCTCTCCGGTCTTCGCGCGTAAGAACGTTCGCGCACCGTTCGCGCCCTTCGACTCAGGCCCGGGCGAATGTTCGTCGAACGTTCGCTGAACATTCGTAGAACGTTCGGCCCGCAGAGCCGCCATGCGTTCGCGCGCCTCAGCACGTTTGGCGAAATACTTGCCGCTGAACTCATCCCAGTGGTGGATCAGCAAGCGGCCAGCGTCGGTCTGCTCCAGAAACCCGCTGCCGATCA